GGCGTAACGGTGTTCAATAGCCGTATCATGCTTCTCTCAAGCAACATGGAGACTTTTAACAATTTGGAGAGTATCAATTGCCCAGAAGCTGTGATGCGTAGGTTCAACATTTGCGCCAGAGTGGTTCCAAAAGTTGAGTACTGTAAACCTGAGTCCCTTAAGCTTGGGTCTCCCGAGGCACGTCGGCTTGACCACAATCACCCTGATCTCTCAACCGGGGCCTTCAACTCCGAGATATATGAGTTTCATACTTTTAAATTTAGGAAAAATGGCTCCCATATTACCGGAGACGTACTCAGTTATAAGAAATTTATTGAGCGCGTTATTCAGCTCTACAGAATGGTCGAGGGTAGCGCAGACGCTTATAATCATTATTTGACCAGATCTCTCAACACGGTCGTAAAGGATAGACAGTTGGAGGAGTTAACACGTCCAAAAACTTATACACCCGATCCTGATTTTGAGACCATGCAAGAGCAGGAAGCGGCAAACGCTCTAGACTTTGAGCTCGATAACTTTACTGACCAAGCTGGTCAACCAGAGTCGTCGAGGGATGCAAGTTCTAGGCCTAGTAGCCGCAGCACTAGTCCCATATTTGATAGGCTTCCGGGTAGGTCCCGCACAGCATCCAGTTGTCCGGCATCTCCCCAGCTGCCCAACTTAGCGAGATCCGAGCCCCTTTTCAAAGAGGCATATGAGGACTTCCATGCAAAGAATGCGAAGGAAGTTCTAAGTGAGGATTCACGCACGTGGGACGAAATAAAAGCTGATTTGGATAGAGGTGCCTATGGACCAAAGAGTCGCATGAATTTGGACACTTTCCAGAAACTACTGTGCAACACCCTACAATCTGCAGGAGTTTCTTTTGAAACCTGGCGTAAAGCGCTGCATTTTTGGACGGGAGATGACCCAGAGAGTTGCGTTTTATTATGTTACTGGTTGGAATCTAAATTCCCAAATGCTTTTTGGTCCGTTGTTGAAGATACTGGCGAACTCCTAAATCTGATTTCATATGCCGACAAGAAGTATGGTCTCACTGACTATGCTGTCGCTATTGAAAGCGGTCTGGGGGCTGGCGAAGTTGAACGCATGAACAACGCAAGGCTCGAGATAACTGCTGCTAACAAGACCATGCAGAAATCCGTGTCGACAACTCTTTCTAAGTATAGCTCTATTGTTAAATTTGGGAGTGTCATTGGCGTTCTTTCTTTTGCTGGTACCATGGGCGTCGCTTTCAAGAAGCTCATTGTAGACCCGTTTATGAAGCGTGAATCTGAAGATAATCCATTGGATGACCTGATGGTAACGCTCGATGCCGGTAGCAACACTATCAAAGCGGAGGCTTATGAGACCAGGAAAAAGAATGCCACTGGCCGCAAAAGAGGAAAAGTGATGAACCGTGCAAATGCCAAAGAAATGCGGCATGAAGCAGCTAGTCAGAGATCCGACTCCCCAACCTCAACTGAGGGTGGCGATGAGGATGTAGAAATTTCAGTTGCAACTCCAGATCCCAATATAAAAGATATGACCGCAGAAGGCGGCGTAGATGTCAATTCTGA